AACAGTATTGTCTTGCCGCGTCCGCTTCCCTCGCCTGCTCATCCCCCCATCGCCCGTCATCGTATACGTTCATGTCGATGGCAAGCGAAACGGGGCGGCGCAAACACAGTTGCGTAATCCCCCAACTCTCGCCTTCCATCGGAGCCTTCTCCCATCCGGCCCCTTTGCCGATGATCGAAACGCTACCACCTTTCATGCACAACCACCTTCGCGGCGGGAATGGAAGCGGTCACGACTCTTCCTTCGTACATCCCGCAGTCGGACCATCCAGCCTTCTTGTCGAATTTCTCGTATGTATGGGGAAGGGCGAAGCCGAGACAGCAGAATTTCCCGTCCCTCTTTGCCTATTCTTCCGCCCAATGAAGCATCGCTCGGCCAAGCCCCTGCCATTGCGGATGACAGTGTAGTGCGGCAACCCCGTACACATCCCGCATCACACCGTCTATTTCGACCGTTTTATCCAGCAGTTCCATTGTAACGACAATCTTCATTTTCCCTCCCAATGTGGGGCGGTTTACCCGCCGCCCCGTCGGGGTTAATGGTTAGGTGGATGACAGTGTTATCGGAACGATTGTGCCAGACTCATCAATGGCATTGCTCACATAGTTCTCGATACACCCGCAACTACCGGGATCAATGATTGCAGCCGGCGCAGTCGCATACAGACCCGTGACGCTGTTATAGGCAATCATCCCGGTACATGCCACGCCAAGATGAATCCCGTTGGTAGCGGCGGAGGTATCATCGTTATAGATGATATTGTGGGCAATGAGGATGCTGAGACTTGCAGCCCCCTCTCCGATAATGGCGGCGTCCGCGCAATCCCCGTAAAATTCACATCCGATAATCCGTGTGCGATGTGCATCATCAAGCCTGATGTGCTGATCCGCACCGGCGGTTGCGTTCTCCGCATAGAACTTGCACCCGATGATTTGGCAATCATCGTAAGCGTCAACGTCAATGGCCTGAACGAAGTCATAGGTCGTTGTTCCGCCATAATAGAAAACGCAATCCTTGATGGTGCAATGGTTCGCATTCACATCAACCCCGGTGGCTACCGCACTGACACCGGCATGAAAGCGGATGTTTTCAATGGTGATGTTATCCGCCCCAATCTCAATCTCACTGCCCGTGGCACTAAAGGTCAGTGTCGGCACAAGCGACCCCTTGCCCAAGCCGACGATTGTGATGCCCGCCACGTTAGGGACCAGAGTGGTTGCCGATGCAATCGTTTCCGTATGGCCGGGAAGGACGACGATCACATCCCCGTTGTTTGCCGTGCATTTGCCGATTGCGCTGTTAATCGTCGCAAGCGGATTTGCGGGGTCGGTCCCCGGATTGCTTGCGCTACCCGTGCCGGAATCGACAAAGAAATAATCTCCAAGCGTTACCGGAATCCCGCCGGACCCGACCTGCGGAATGCCCAAGCTCGTTACCCCGTGTGGAAAATTTGTCCAACCCATATCTCTTCCCTTTCTTTCAGGACCATTGCCCTGTCTTGTTTCGCCCTCATGCAATGGTGGGCGGGATCGAACCGCCCTTTACCCGTCAGCGAATCGGCGGGGGCTTTTGAGCATTACCCCCGCCGTCCGGTTGGTTTAGGCCACAAGATGGCCATAGATAAACCGCCAATCAGCCGACCCTACGCCGAAGCGCATATAGACCGACCATTTGGCCATCATCGTGTCGAAATCCCGGTCGTTCTTGAACTCTGGTTTCACCCTGTCGATCCAGTAAAGGAACTGTTTGATGAGACCGGAGTCAATGAAGAACCAGCTTTTCGAGTCCGTCAGACGCCGCCACACGGCCAGCTTGTACCGGCCATAGTGGAAGTTTTGGTTGTTGTTCGCCGTATCCACCTTGCCCTTGGAATTGATGATCTCGTATGCCGTTTCCTCCAGGTTCACCGGAACCAGAAGGGTGTCGTAATTGACATCCGCGATCTCGCCGCGATCGTTGAAGATCGAAGTGAGGCCGATTCTCCGGGTGGCCTCCACGGAAACCGCAGACAGCGCGGAAGTTCCCGCATTGTCGATGGTCGTGGAATCGTCCGGGGAATAGGGGTGGGAAGAAGAACACAGCGCAACGCCGTCGGCATTGTCGGTGGAGGTGAATGCGGTATTAAACACCGCCGCAGCCGCCTTCTCCCGCGTCCTTGCGACCGAAACGGCCAACTGCGCCGGTTTCTGGTCCATGATGCCGAACAGATCGTCGTCGGCCAGCTTACGTTCCACCTTGAACCCCAAAGCGTATTCGGGGAACGTGATGGTCTTGTCGTAGAGCTGACTGAAACTATCGTAGGTGATCGACCCGTCAAAGGTCGGAATGTCCCCCATGCCGCCGATTCCGGAAACCCTGTAATCGGCCCCGGAACTCTGCGACATGACCTTGAAGAGCATGGGAATCATCGACTCGTCGATGGCTTCCTTATACTCCGACTGATAGATTTTTCGGAACCTCGCATCAAGGAGGTCTCCGAAATTCTCACTGATTGCTACATTCGGAAGAGACATTGTTTAACCTCCTTGTTAGGCAGTGGTTTCGAGACCATGAACCCAAATGTTTGATAACGTCAACGCGCCGTTCGCGCTTTTGGGAGTGATGACGAAGTGATGATAGAACCTCGCATTGGGGATTTTCAGCCCCGCGTGCTTCGCGAAGTCCAGTCTCTGCTTCTGCATCCCCGGAGCCTCGATCCAGGTGGAAAGCCCCTGAACACTAAGCGTCCGAGACGAGGATGCGATTTCCGACTTGAGGCCGGTATAGGTCGCATCCAGAAGCAGGAGATTGGTGCAGGGCGGAGCGACATAGATGAAGTCGTCCGCCGCGGCCACGTCGTAGTTCAGATTCGGCAGTAGCTGTGCCGAGGCCGTGGTTGCGGTATCGTCGATATAGTAGAGATAATCCTTATTCGACCCGTTGAGGAAATACACCCAACCGCCGATAGGCTCATCCTGAACCACTGTAATCGTCAGATCGTCGGTTCCGGCGGTTCCCGTCGCCGCCGTGTCATAGTTTGCCGTTCCCGCAAGATCCGCAGCGGAGTATTCCGCTTCGATCACCGAAGAGGGGAAAATCGGCGTGACCTTCCGATAACGGCACGAATACGTCCCGTCATCCGGTAGGTAGTTCCCGCTGGTTCCGTGCTCTTCCTCCAGAATGCCAGCGATGTTTTCCAGCGCGGTAGTTTCCCCCGCAAACGTGAAGAATTTCCCATGATCGACATCATCAAAGTCCATCATCTTCACGAGCGAACCCTTATAGCGTTTGGTAGTGGAATCTGCGGCGAGTTCGCCGTTATACCAAAGCTCTATCGGGGGAGGGCATACGTTACCGGCAATTAAATCGCGCACAACACGCATAGAAGCCTCCTTATCGTCTCCAATTCAAAATGTTTTTTGTCCCGCAGAACGGACATCGGGCGGACAGCAGGTCGGGTGTAACAACCGGGTCATACACATAGCGCGTGGTGGTGCATCCTGCTTTACAGCCCGCGCGGGCAGACCCGTCCGCCTTGATTGTCCCGTCGGCGCGGAAAGTCCACACAGGCGGTTCCGAATCCACGGTAGAAGTTACCGCGATCCTCTGATGTGAAATCCTCGACTTGCCGCCGGTTATGTCTCTGCTCGCATCGCAGAGGAACCCGCATCGCTTGCATTTCACCTTGGAATCGCTTCTCATTGCGGCCATCGTGTCCTCGCATTGAGGGGATGCCTCCCTTTATTTATTGAGCAGCACCGAATACTTGGAGCGTAGCGTCTGCAACTGAGAAAGTTGGCTGTAAAGTTTCTCGTATGCGGTCGCCGCTGCAATCTCCGGCGTTGCCCCTTTTTCCAGATATTTCATCGCAAGGGCTTTCATCCGGTCCTTGATCTCTTCGTAGCCCGGAAGGACGCTCAAGTTGTCCATCGCCCTCGCCAGTTTCGCCTTCGCGGTAGCCGATTCGGTAAATTCCTTGCCGAGTTCCACCGCGCCCTTGAGGTCCACAATTTGTAGCTTTTCCGAAATCTGATCCTGCATGGACTTCAGATCTTCGGAAATGGACTCCTGCGCGTCGGAATCGGAAACATCGTAGTTAAGCGATTTAAGCAGGCTGGCTGTTTCAGATTCGGTGCTGTCCGTAGTTGTGTCCGAGGTTGTTTTAATGCTGCCGTCTTCGTTTAACGTTCCGCCTTCCGTCTCATCCGCCTGCTCGTTGAATTTGCCCTTTGTCCACTTTGTTTCCCCGGCACCTTCAATGTCCGCCGTGCCGAAATCCGTCGGGTTTGCGGCAATCGCGGCGGACTGTTCTTCGGGTGTCATATCGGCAAAGCCGAATCCGCTTTTGGCCTCTTTTCCCATCATCCCAGTAACGGCGGAGGGGACCGCCGCACCGATTAGTCCTGTCAGTCCGCCGGTTGCAAACGCAGAAGCAAGGGCCAGCGCGGGCAGTCCGTAAGTAGCGATTGCAGACAAAGCCTGCATCGGCGTCAGTCCGGTCAGCGCATCCATCACGTTTTCCATCATCGTGTTTTTCGAGTGCGCCAGTTCCGCAATGGAGTCGAAGGACTCCTTTCCAATCCCGAAAGAAGATCCAAATTCCTTGTCGGCCTGCTCCTGCTCGACAGAGGACAGTGAGCCATAGCCGCTTGACATCCCCGCCGACGGGTCGTTTGTGTCACCCATTGCGGATGCGTCTGCCGGTCCCCCCATAGAATCACCGGCATCCGAATCCCAATACTCCCGAAGCCCTGTTCTCGGATTGACGCTCCCCTTCCCGCCCAACGCCTGTAAAATCGCGGCCTCACGCGGGTTGATGTGGGCAACCATCGTGTCGCCGTAACGTCCC